AAGTCGCGGAAGAAGATCCTGGCATTCACCGTGGCGGCGGCAAGGGCCGCCGGTCTAGCTGCCTGCGGCAGCTCTGCATCCACGCCCCCGTCCGCGGGGGGATCGGGCAGCGCCCCGGCCGTTTCGGACGAACCCATCAAAATATCGATGTATTACGCAGATAACCCCACGCTGCCGTATATGGACAGCTGGCTGGCGGTTCAGGAGACTGCGAAAATCGCGGGTGTGGACCTGACGGTGGAGGCTATCCCTTCCACGGATTACAATACCAAGGTCTCCCTGGCGCTGAACACCGGCGAGAATTGTCCCGACGTGATACTTTATCAGGATACTAAGGGCGAGAATTCTTCGCTGGCGCTCAACGGAGCCATCGTCCCCATCAGCGATTATCCGGAATGGACGCCCAACTTTAACGCCATGGTGGAAAAGCTGGGCCTGAAGGATGATGTGGAGGAACTGGCGCTGAAGGACGGCAAGCGTTATTTTATGCCGCAGCTGTTCGACCAGCCCTTCTATGACGGCGGCCTGATCATGCGTCAGGATTACCTGGAGGAAAAGGGCTTTGATGCGCCCAAGACCTTCGATGATCTGTACGAGATCCTCAAAGCCTATAAGGCGGACCATCCCGATTCCTACCCGCTTACCACGCTTGTCGCGCCTTATGTTACATACCGCATGACGATGCCTTCCTTCGGCATCAGCTTCGGAAAGAGCTCATCCTCCGGCACGGGCGCGCTGAGCTACGATTATGAAAAGGGTGAATATTTCGAGGGCTGCATCAGCGAGGAAGCCCGCGAATACCTGCGCTTCATGAATAAGCTGTATGCGGAAGGCCTGCTCGACCCCGAGATGGCTGCCCCCATCGACGGCGACGTATGGTCCACCAAGATGGCAACGGGCGCCGCAATGGCTACTTACGCTTACTACGACCAGATCGGCGGCGTTGAGACCGCCAGCGAGATCGACGGCTTCAAGCTCCAGATGTATCCGTCCCTGGAAGGCCCGGCCGGCGCACACCATCAGCCCAAATCCAAAACCGGCAAGGGCATCATGTTCCCGGCTTCCACCGCCGAGCGCGACGATTTCGAGCAGGTAGTACGCGCCGTGGATGAGATGTTCTTCTCGGAGGAATGCTCCACGATCTGGTGCCTGGGCGTGGAGGGTACGACCTACACCATGGACGGCGACAAGATCGTTTATTCCGACGACCTCACAAGTTCGCCCGACGGCATTTACAAAACCATGCAGGTGAAGTACGGCTGCGGCGCGGATCCTTTCCAGTTTGTGTGGATCAACGAACGCGAAATGAGCAAGTATGACGAGAACTACGCCCAGATCAATAAAACCGTCGCAGGCATGGAGGATGGCAATGTGATCCAGCCGCTGCCCCCGACGCCGCTGTTTGACGACCTGACGGCCGAAGATGCGGCCAGCCTGCAGACGCCGCTGGCGGACAGCATCGAGGTATGGATCGACGCATTCGTCACCGGTTCAAAGAGCCTGGATACCGATTGGGACGCCTATGTGGCAGAGATGAAAAACCTGCAGATCGAAGAATTCTGCAAGATGTACAACGACAACCTGCGCAAAGAAGCACAGACCGAGCTGAAGGGGTACAAGCAGAACATCGAGCCTGTGATGACCCTGACCGCCTACGACCGGGTGGACAGCGGGGAAAGCAATGACCGACTGGGTTTTCTGATCAAGACCCACATCATCTCCAGCCCCCACGAGATCGACAAGTGGCTGGTGTGTACCAAGCTGAAGCTGCCACTGGATGCACCCAACGAGAAGCAGTTCACTTTTGGTCTGACCCCCGAGAAGCTGACCAAACAGCAGGTGCAGAAGCAGGCCATGGACAGCGTATGGACGATCGCACAGGCGATCATCAGTTTCCTGAACCAGCTGCTGGGCAACCTGAGCAGTTCGTAAGGGCTCAAAATGGAGGAGGTTGAGAATAGGAATGGATTTTGATGCGATCATTACGGGCATCCGGAAGGCGATCTACGGCCGGGAAGTCCGTGAATACATCGCCAGCTCGATGGAGTGGACCCGGGACTTTGTGAACCAGAGCATCGCCAACATCAAAGAGCTGCTCCGTCAGGCCGAAGCGGCACGGGATGCGGCAAAGGCAAGCCAGGATGCTGCCAAGGTGAGCGAGACCAACGCGAAGGCCAGCGAGAATGCAGCCAGGGCAAGTCAGAACGCGGCGGCATCCTCTGCTTCTGCGGCGGCAGGTTCGGCCAGTGCGGCAAAGACCAGCGAGACCAACGCCAAGGCCAGTGAGAACGCGGCCAAGACCAGCGAGGCCAAGGCGAAGACCTCAGAGACCAATGCCAAGGCCAGTGAGAATGCTGCCAAGACCTCGGAGACCAACGCGAAGACCAGTGAGACCAACGCCAAGAGCAGCGAAACAAAGGCTGCCACCAGCGCCGACAACGCCAAGACCAGTGAGACCAATGCGAAAGCCAGTGCCGACAGCATGGGGACCAGCGTAGCCACCTGCAAGAAGGTGGTGAACACCGACAAGACCCTGACCATTGACGGCGCACCCGCAGACGCAAAGACCGTGGGCGACAAGTTCAAGAGCATCAAGACCGACTGGAATTCCGTGACGGATAAGCCGAGTACGTTTCCACCGAGTGCGCATAACCATAGCGCGGCCAATATCACTTCCGGGATTCTAGGGCTTGCAAGAGGAGGAACTGGGTGCTCGACGGCCCTGGATGCGTGCAATGCTTTGCTCCAAAGAGGAGACGTGCCGAAAAATCAAAATTGGAACGATCTGACAACCGGTGTCTGGATGGTTGTCCCAGGTAGCTTCGGCAGTAATTCTCCATCGGGAATTTACACATATGGCGCAGTGATCGTCTTTAATATTGCCGGCTCATGCACACAAGTTTATGTAGCGCACACCACTGGGGCAATGATGTTTCGTCAGCGTTTCTCCAGCAGCAACAATTTTTCCGGCTGGGCACGAGTAAGCACCGGAGGCACTCTTTCTGCATACCCCGTTGGTGCCATCTACATTAGTACCAGTTCCACCAGTCCGGCAAGCTTATTCGGCGGAACGTGGGAGAGCATCGCTTCTGAGCGTGTGCTGATGGGCGTTTCCAGTTCCCACGGCGCAGGCAGCACCGTAAGCGCAGGTCTGCCGAATATTAAGGGTGCAGTCTTAGATACATGGCACGGCGGCGGCCCGTCTGGTTCAGGTGCGTTAAGCGTAGCAGTAAACGGCAGAAGCGCTGTTCGTAATGGCGATGATGGCACATTTACCTGGGGCAATTTCTACTTTAACGCAGCCTCGTACAACAGTATTTACGGCAATGCTTCCACTGTTCAACCAGCCGCCTACTATGTTTATATGTGGCGGCGCACTGCGTGATCATGCGGTTCTTCGCCACATGTACACGTAATATGCAGCAGGCTGGACTGTGGACGAATTGCCATAGACAGAGGAGCAACGGCTTGCATAGAAGTTCACGTTCAGACCCAAATTATTGGCGTATCCATCGGGACCAGGCTGACTGGATGCAGTTGCAAATGCACCAGAAGGAGTCACAAATCGCCATGTTGCCATAGCTGTAGTTTCACCTACAATATTCGGCAGACCTGCGCTGAGAAGTGCGAAAACTGCCGAAAGTCCGAAATGAAAAAAAAAATCAAAATGGAAGGAGATGAACCTCTATGGAAGATGATTTCTACTATGGAGAGCTCCCCGAATTGCCGCCCCCTGTGGCGAACCCCACCCCAGAGCTTGTGGATGAGAACGACAACCCCGTGGAGAATCCCGACCTCGAGCTTGGCTGGCTGAAGAACGAGACCAAGACCGTACACCATGATGCGGTAGAAGGCGTGAAAAAAGTCAGCCATTATGAGGTGAACCTAAAGCCTGACGGAACCCCCGCTATTTACTATGATGCCAATGGCAAGGAGTATGGTCGGGATGTCCATGAGGTGATCGATGTTCCCGGTGTACAGGCTCGGGATGCCTACGATGAAGAAGTGGCGTTCATACGATACATCAAGTACACGGCTGAGGAACTGGCGAAAAAGAAGGCCGAAAAAGAGAAGCAGGAAGAACGTCAGAAAGCCGTGGACACCCTGCCCGAAACACTGGCCGCCCTGCAAAGCGCCCAGAATGACACCGACAGCCTGATGGTGGATCAGGAGTATAGGCTGACGCTGCTGGAGCTGGGGGTTACGCCGGAGACATAAGAGCCGGGTCAGCCCATTTGTATCGTTTCGCTTATTGGCCCACTGAAAAGGAATGCTGATGAGCGATTTTTTACATTAAGATGGCTCATGCAGAACGTGAGCAGAAAGGAATTAAAATGGAACTCTACAACACCTGTGCACGCCTGATCGAACGCGGCAAGACCAACGGGATGCAGCGGAAGCTGGATATCTTCTTTGCCAACGACCGCCTGACCGAAGAGGAGTACGAAAAGCTGTGCACCCAGCTGGCCGAGAAACTGAAGGAGCAGGGGAATGCTTGATGTCATCGACGTTTCCCGCTGGCAGGGAACCATTGACTGGAAAAAAGTCAAGGCCAGCGGAAAAGTAGGCGGCGTGATGATCCGTGCAGTTTCCACCAAGAGCGGGCAGCTCTACGTCGATCCGTACTTTGAAGCGAACTATGCCGGGGCCAAATCTGTGGGTTTGCCAGTTGGCGTATATGCTTACACCGTTGCGGTAACGGAAGGCATGGCAAAGAAGGAGCTGAACCTGCTCAAGACCTGCCTGGAAGGAAAGAGCTTTGAGCTGCCCATTGCTATGGACGTGGAGGACCCCCGTCTGAAAAGTCTGCCCGCAGCAGAGTTGACGAAACTAGTCAAAATGGAGCTCAGGGAGATTGAAAAGTGGGGGCTGTACGCGATCCTGTACACCTACTCGAACTTTGCTGACTACAACCTGAACATGTGGCAGCTGAATGACTTTGACCTATGGCTGGCGGACTACCGGAACAAGCGGCCGACCCGCAAGCACGGTATGTGGCAGTACAGCTCCAAGGGCAAGGTGGCTGGTGTGAGCGGCGTGGTGGACATGAACCATGTCTACAAGGATTACCCGAGTATCATTGCAAAAGCGGGTCTGACAAGCGTGAAGGGAGCGTGAACCCCACGGAAAGCTTTATCGTGACCCATTTCAACGAGGTGGTCTCCCTGATCATTGCGGCGGCACTGGGATGGGCGGGGAAGGCGTTCTACGCCACCATCCAGGAGCAGAAGGCACTGAAAAAAGCGGTGAAGGCTCTGCTCCACGACAGACTCTATCAGAGCTGCCGGTACTACATCCAGCAAGGGTACGTTGACTCGGAAGGGCTGACCAACGTGGGGCTTGTATACGAGGCGTACCACGAACTGAAGGGCAACGGCACCGGCACGAACCTATACGAGCGGATGAAGGCACTGCCGCTGAGGGAGGATCACACAGCCTGAACAGGAGGACTTCAAAATGGATAAATACACCAATGCGAGTGCTGCGACCTGGGCGAGAACCATCTGCCTGATCGTGGCACTGTTGAACAGTCTGCTGGCTTCGTTCAACAAGAGCCCGCTGCCCATCGACAACGAGCAGCTCCAGCAACTGGTCAGCACCCTTATCACCGTTGTGGTGGCCATTATCAACTGGTGGAAGAACAACTCCTTCACCAAGGAGGCCATCGAGGCAGACGAACTGTTTGCACGGCTGAGGGCGGAGAACAACGCCAGGAAGTAATCAAAATGGAGGAAAAGTCTATGGAAAAATATGGTGCCGCTGGGCATTGATATTTTCATGGACTTTTCTTTTTTGAGTTGTCGGATTTGAGCGATTTGTCGATGGATATATGCCCCGGCATCTGGTATAATAAGGGCACGATAAACAACTTGCGCCTATACCTGTGAAGAACGGAGAATACCTCACAACAATTAGGTAAATTTCCTATCATAAAAACGGCACCACCGCCAGCCGCGTGGAGCGCGCCATCCGCCATGCC